GCATGATTCCCCTTAGTGAATCGCTTGGCAAATTCCACGCCCAGGCGGTTTGCTTCCTCCGGCGTGATTTCACCGGGTTTGAATGACTGGCGCACATGGTAAGCGATCACATCATCTGCGCCGCGCACCCGTCCGGTAGCGGCAATGTACTGCCGCTTTGCCAGAAGAAACTCTGCATCCGCAGTCTGGCTGTCACACGCATAGCCGGTAATGAGCTTGCCGTTATCTGTTTTCTTTGGGTTTTCCACATAGTCGATGATGTCACTGATTGCCCGGCTTTCTGTGCGACCCTTTGATGATTGCTCCATCATCAACAGGCTGCACGTCAAAACGGTCACGAACCTTGATTCCGGTCATGTCTTTCTCCCACAAACCTGCTGCCTTGTCGTTCATGTCGATGGTGATGACATTTCTGTCAAATAATGTGATACCGTTCCTGTTTTCTTCAACTACTTTGACGGGTCATGTTTATTCTTCACACGCTCTATCTGCTATCCGGCAGCCTGACCACCATGTCACTTGCGTGTAGCCCTATCGCTTCACCCGTTCTTTCCTGCTTTCTGTTGCCTATGGTTACATTATAGTGACCTATGTCCACCTTGTCAATACTTTTTTGTTGCCTATGGTTACTTTTTTATTGATTTTTGTCAGTTACCGTGTTATGCTTTATGCAAAACAAAGGAGGTGATTCGATATGACGCAGGGTGAACGCATCAAAGATGTGCGAAATTCGCTCGGTCTTACTCTTGAAAAATTCGGTGAAAAACTTGGTGTGACCAAAACTGCAATTTCTCGTCTTGAAAAGGGTGAACGTAGTCTCACTGAACAGATGACAAAATCCATTTGTCGAGAGTTTAGTGTTGATTATATGTGGTTGACTACTGGAGAGGGAGAAATGTTCGTCGAATCCGACGACGACTTTTTTGAAAGAATCGACCGCATCATGGCGGGTGAGAATGAATCTCGCAAAAATATGATAAAAACGCTCTTATATGCCTCGGACGCTGATATTGAGGCATTTGACAGACTTGTTGATTATTACATTTCTTTGAGAGCGGATAATAAAAAAGACTGACAGTCTTTTTCAACTGCCAGTCTCGTGGGTGTACAGATATAAAACGAATTTATATATCCTCTTGAGGACTTTTTCGCTTTGTATCTTACCGACTAACTCAATGATAGTCTCTTTGTAATGCAAGGGAACACCACCCCTTTCCGAAACACATCATATCACATATTTCCATGATTGTGGAAATATCGGAGTTCATTTCCATAATTGTGGAAATCGTCTCCTGTTCCCGCTCACGGAACATGTCATGTGATACAATTATTTGTATTCGGATTCAAACAGGTCGGTGATTTTGACCTCCAGTGCAATCGCTATCGTTTCGAGTTGAAACAATGTCGGTGACACCTTACCGTTTTCGATGTTGTTGAGCGTCGATTTTCCGATTCCGGATTTCTTCGCCAACTCCATCAACGTGAACCCTTTTGAGGTTCTCGTTTCCCATAACAAAACTTTCATCCTGCTCACCTCCTTTCGTAAGGAAAGTGTACAAGGTGACAGATTTGTCCAAAAGAATGGAGGTGTTTTGCATGAAATACGGTGTCAGAAAACCGAATGTCAAAAAGAGCATAAAGGCAAGGACTACCGGAAAAGTAAAGAGGCAGGTCAAAAAGGCTGTGAATCCTCTTTATGGTAAAAAGGGAATGGGGATTGTGAATGACCCGAAAAAGGCTGCTTATAATGCAGTGTATAGTCGAACGACCGTCGGGGTCTCTGATGTGATGAAAAGTGCATCATCCGGAAACGGACACACATCCGCATCCTATGACGCACCTGCTCCAGTGAAAAAGGAATATTCCGACCGGACATATAATGTCTGCGGAATTATCCTCATGGTTCTCGCTGTTGTGCTTGTGCTTTTGGGATTGCTCCTGCTGCTTGCTGTTCCTGTTGGCGGTGTTGCTGCCATCCTGTTGGGTGTCGGCTGTTTTGCCATCGGTCGCAAGTATCGGAAAATTGTGAAAGAACGCTCTGAAAAATAGATTTGCACATAAAAAGACGACCCGTGCTGCAACACGAATCGCCTTTGTGGAATCTCTTATCTCATGCCCTGCAAAAAGCATTTTGATAGAATCCGAATCCTGTTTCATTCTACCATAAAACCGTGCTTTTTGCACTGGTTTTATTTTTTATACTCTTTTTTAGGATGGTGATTGAATGAAACTACCGAACGGGTTCGGGTCGGTCTATAAATTATCCGGAAACCGACGAAATCCCTATGTAGCAAAAAAGACAAAAGGGTGGGAAATTGACCCTATAACCGGAAAATCAAAACAATTATATATAACCGTCGGATATTACCCGACACGCAAAGAGGCTCTCACTGCATTAGCGGAATACAATAAAGACCCCTTTGATTTACACCATGCAACTATTACTTTCGAGGAAGTATATGAGAATTGGTCGGAAATCCATTTTGAAAAAATCAAGGACACGAATGGTTACAAGGCTGCTTTTAACACATCGAAACCCCTGTGGAAAATGAGATTTGTTGACATCAAACTGGATCACCTGCAAAGTGTCGTCGATAGCTCCGGCAAAAACACTCCCACACTTAAAACCTTGAAAATCCTGTGGGGTCTCATGTATGACTATGCTGTCATTCACGAGATTGTGTCTCAAGATAAAAGAGACATGGTCAGATACGTTGATATAAGCAAGGCGGGAAATCCGAACGCATACAACCGGAAACCTTTTTCAAAGAAAGAGATTTCTATTCTGTGGAAATGCAAGGATTCAAACATATATGTGACCGTCATCCTTATTATGATTTATTCCGGTGTCCGTATCGGTGAACTCCTCGACCTTGAGAAAAAGGACATCCATCTTGATGAACGATGGTTCTATGTGAAAGAATCCAAAACAGAGGCAGGAATCAGAGAAGTTCCCATTGCTGAAAAGATTGTACCATTCTTTGAATACTGGATGAACCGGAAATGTGACCATCTGATTTGTACACCCGACGACGAACCTTTTCAGTACCGGAATTATTATGATTCTTACTGGATTCCTCTGATGCTTGAGTTCGGTTTCGGGAAATTCGTCATTGATGAAACGAAAAGAGAACCTGTCTATGACGGACACCGCCCGCATGATACAAGACACACCTGCATCTCTCTCCTCACCGAAAAGGAAGTTGACGAGAGATTCATCAAGAAAATTGTCGGGCATAAAGGACAGGGTGTGACCGAAAACGTCTACACCCACATTGAACTCCCGACCAAACTTGAGGCAATCAATTTGATTTGATGGAGGGCAATGTCATGAACAGAACAGAATACAAAAATAATTTTTATAAAGAGCATTATGAACGAATAAACCTCGCAGTTCCTAAAGGAATGAAAGATATTATCCGGACGCTCGCAGCAGACAAGGGAATGTCTATCAACGCATACATTCAAGACCTTGTCAGAAAAGACCAGTGCGGAATGTTCGACACGATGCAGGTAGCAGAAAAGAACAGGGAAATGATTTCCGGAATCACTGGAAACATGCACGACGGATATGACATCATATTCAAGGACGGTCATTCCTGTCACTGCCGGACGAAAAAAGATGTCCGGTCATGTATCATTGAATACTGCAAAGAAAAGGGTGATTGAATCGCCCTTTTTTCATGCAAAAATGTGTCTTGCACAAGATTTCAAAAGTATTGCACAAGACACCTGTTTTCGTGTTAGTTACCTGTGTGTTACCTGTTAGTTACCGGAACATTTTCGTGTGTTTTGAGGGTGTCTGATAGATTTTCAGAATATAAAGAAAACCCCGAAAATACTGGATTTTCGGGGTTTGTTGCTCTTTTTCGATATTCGGTTGAATTATCGTTTGCTGAACTGAGGTGCGCGACGAGCAGCCTTTAAGCCGTATTTCTTTCTTTCCTTCATACGAGGGTCTCTGGTAAGGAATCCAGCCTTCTTCAGAACGGGTCTGAAATCACCGTCTACCTGAAGCAGAGCTCTAG